TCCATACGGAGATTACGAAAAGCCTATGTACGACTGGATAGACCAGTATCGTAAAGAGCATGGCGTTCTTAAAAATGATTTCTGCTGGGAGTGGATTCCTTTTGAAACCATGAAAACTTATGCCGCTATGGATTCACTAGTAACATTTCTAGTGTATGAAAAGTTTAAGAAGATTAAAGAAAATACTAAACTTCTTAGCGTATATGAAAATATTCTTATACCCGGCACTCGTTTTTTGACTGATATTCAGGACAACGGAGTTCCCTTTTGTAAGAACAGGCTTCATGCAGCCCAAGAAATTATGCAGCAAGATATTGATGAAGCTATTGCAGAGCTATATAAGAATCCTAAGATTCGAGAATTCGAGGTATCTAATGGAAAAGAATTTAACCCTAATAGTACAGTACAGCTTCGTTCTTTACTGTTTGATTGGATTGGCTTACGTCCTACTGGCAAGAAAACAGGAACAGGTGCAGACTCAACGGATGCAGAAGTACTTGAAAGACTTGCCGATGATTCGGAAATTCCACGACTTATCCTTAACATACGTCAAAAATCCAAAATTAAGAATACTTATTTGGACAAAATCATACCACAGCTGGACAGAGACGATCACTTACGTACTGGTTTCAATCTTCATAGTACAACTTCTGGCAGGCTTAGTTCTAGTGGTAAGCTAAACATGCAGCAGCTTCCTCGCGACAATCCTTCGGTTAAGGGTTGTATCAAAGCTACAGCGGGGTCAAAGATAGTTGCAATGGACTTGACTACTGCAGAAGTATATGTTGCAGCAGTACTAGCACAAGACAAAGCATTGATGGATGTGTTCCGTTCTGGCGGGAACTTTCATAGTGCTATCGCACATAAAGTATTTAGGCTACCTTGCGAAGTAGATAAAGTTGCAGAACTTTATCCTATGGAACGACAGGCTGCTAAAGCTGTAACCTTCGGTATTATGTATGGTGCAGGAGCCAATAAGATTAGTTCTGAAGTTACGAAAAGTTCGGGCACATTCTTTAGCCCAAGCGAGGCGCAGGAAGTAATTAGTGATTACTTCAAATCATTTCATAGCCTCAAGAAGTGGATTAACAGAAATGAAGAATATATTAAAACGAATGGGTTCATTTATAGTTTCTTTGGTAGGAAGCGACGCTTACCCAACGTTACCTCTTCCGATAAGGCTGTTAGAAGTCATACAGTTAGGTCTGGCCTTAATTTTCTGGTGCAGTCTGCTGCTTCTGATATTAACCTTTTAGGCGCTATCGACATGAATAGTTACATCAAGACCAAGGGTATGAAGGCTAGAATATTCGCTCTAGTACATGACTCTATTCTTGCCGAGGTACCGGAAAATGAGATTGACGAATATTCTCAAAAACTTGTAGAGTTTGTGCAGATGAACAGAGGTATTTATATCCCTGGCTCTCCTGTAGGCTGTGACTTAGAGATTGGTGACGATTACTCTATGGGTAAATGGAATAAGTTATATGGTGATAACATATAAAACCATTAATAAAGTTAAGTTTCCAGTCTATCTGATTCCATCTGCTAATTGGGATTTAGCAGATGGAATGCTCTTTTTAGATGGCTTAATTTTAGATGATAAAAACATGGAAGGTAGTACTTTAGGAGCAAGAAGAATACAGACAAGCTGGGAGCTTTTTCCCTTAAAAAAGTCTGTATTTGATTTTATAGGAGTAGTAAAACAAACCACTCCTTACTTTATAGATTCAAATGGTATTCCATTTATATACCAAAAAACTAAATTTTTAACGTTAAAATATATAAAGATAAAAAAGATTACTTTAAAAACAAAAGCGAGTGTACTACATTTACAAAATGAGAAAACTCCCTTTAAAATTTACAGACCGCCAATGCCTGGAATGTGTTGGGCAGGTATTCTTTATTATCACGGGCTTCCTTGGAAGTTATACGAGTACTCTGAAGAAAAAAATAAAGATACTCGAAGGAAAATTTAAAAATGGCAAAAAGAAATAGACTAATAGCAGCTGCAAACTTATCTCTACAAGAGATAGAGCCTCTTACTAAAAACCAGTTAAAAGTTTTTGAAAGCGATAAACATTTAGTCTTACATGGAGTCGCAGGAACAGGAAAAACTTTTATTTCTTCTTATCTGGCTTTTGATGATATAATGAAGAATGATAAAGAAAAGCTAATCATTATTAGAAGTGCAGTTCCTACCAGGGATATAGGATTTCTTCCTGGAAATGAAAAAGAAAAAGCATCTGTGTATGAAGAGCCATATAAAGACATATGCATAGAGCTTTTTCAACGAGGCGATGCCTATGAGCTCTTGAAAACTAAGAATGTGGTTCACTTTATGACTACTTCATTCATTCGAGGCACAACATTAAGGGATGCAGTAGTATTAATAGATGAATGTCAGAATATGACTCTACACGAACTAGACTCCGTTATCACTAGAATTGGAGAGAATTGTAGAGTTATATTTTGCGGAGACTTTCGTCAGAGTGACCTAGGCCAAAATGGGCTTTGTGAATTTTTAAGAATACTGAAAGCAATGAATATGTTTGACTTAATTGAGTTTGAAACAGTAGACATTGTAAGAAGTGAGTTTGTCAAACGATATATTATAGCAAGAGCGGATTTAGGTTTATGAAAGCAGTACTAAGCAATAGAATTTACATGGACTGTAATGAGAGTCTAAGGTCTACTATAGATAAAGAACTAACCTATAAGATTCCTACTTATAACCCTAATGACCCTCCTCTTGTAATAAAGAATATGGGAATTATAAATAAAACTTTAATATCCCTTCCCATAGGGCGTACTGACCTAATACCAAAAGACTATGAAATAATAGATAAACGAATTCATAAACCAGTAGATTTTCCAGAGTTCAAATTTGAGCTACGAGAAAGTCAGTCCGCTGTATATAATGATATAGATGATAACGCAATTATCAATGCCTGGGTTAGCTGGGGTAAAACCTTTACGGGGTTGGCCATAGCCGGAAAACTCGGACAGAAGACTCTAGTAGTTACTCACACTGTACCACTAAGAACGCAATGGGCAAGAGAAGTAGTAAAAGTATATGGTTTTGAGCCGGGAATTATTGGTAGTGGTAAGTTTGAAACAAATACTCCAATAGTTGTCTCAAACACTCAAACCCTGTACCGAAACCTAGATAAAATAAGAAAAGAGTTTGGCACGATTATTCTAGACGAAATGCACCATGTAAGTAGTCCAACTTTTTCCAAGGTCTTGGACACTAACTATTGTAGGTATAAAATTGGATTGTCTGGAACTATTGAGAGAAAAGATGGAAAGCATGTTGTCTTTCGTGATTACTTTAGTCCTAAAGTATATCAGCCACCGAAAGAAAATTTTATGACTCCATCTATAAAAATTTATCGTTCCGATATTCGATTCATGGATGGTGCACGAACTCCTTGGGCAACTAGAGTAAATGCGCTAGCTAATAATGAGGAGTACCGACACTCAGTAGCTATGATTGCTTCTGCCTACGCAAGACTAGGGCATAAAGTACTCGTAGTAAGTGATAGAGTAGGCTTTCTAAAACGTTGTGCAGAGCTTAGTGGAGAAGATGCAGTTTGTGTAACAGGAGAAGTTCCCCACGAACAAAGAGAGACTTTGATTAGTGAAATTTTACACGGAAAGAAGACTATTCTTTATGGTACTCAAGCAATATTTTCAGAGGGTATATCAGTAAATAATCTAAGCTGTTTAATTTTAGGGACTCCAATTAATAACGAGCCCTTACTAACACAGCTAATCGGTAGGGTTATTCGGGAACAAGAAGGAAAAAGAAGTCCTGTGGTAATAGATATTCATTTAAAAGGCAAAACAGCAACGAATCAAGCCTCAAATAGAATTGGATACTATATGAAACAAGGATATAAAATAGAAGAGCTGTAAAAAAATAGTTCTTGACATTCACCATAAAAAGCTGTATAATATGCTACTCTATAATTGGAAGAAGGTTTACAATGTTTCTAAAGGAGACTTAAAGTCTTGCTATCTCATAATGGAGATGCTGACTAAAAAGACTACTCCTACGAATAAGTACGACCCGTTATATTATTTTAGCGGTTTTAACTTTAAGGGCGAATCATTTTTAGTACATCCTGATGTATTATTTTTTAACGCCTACAAATACTCTTTGCGCGAGCTTGGAGTATATATGTCCCTAGCAAGTATGAGACCTTTGTCAGATTACTTAGCAACTGGGAATACAACACTAGATACTCTTCTTCTTCCGGAAGATGAGATAATACAACAATCAATCGAAAACACTAGGCTACTTGATACAGATGAGGAAGGCAATCTTCATTTTCTGTATGAAGAAGTCCCACAGGAGAAATCAGAATGGCATTAGCATTTAATCAAACCAAAGGCGAAGCACAGAAATCCAGCATCAACAGCTATCAGTATAAAGACGGAGATAATAAAGTCCGTTTGGTAGGAGATGTTCTGGCTCGCTATGTATACTGGCTGAAAGGAGAGAACGAAAAGAACATTCCTTTTGAGTGCCTGTCTTTTAATAGGGACGAAGAGCGATTCACGAATAAAGAAAAGGATTGGGTTCGTGAATATTACCCTGATCTAAAGTGTGGCTGGAGCTACGCTATGCAGTGTCTGGACGGCGGTAAAGTCAAAGTTATTAATCTAAAGAAAAAACTCTGGGAGCAGATCCTTACCGCTGCAGAAGATTTAGGAGACCCTACAGATTCTGATAATGGCTGGGATATTTGCTTTAAGCGTGTAAAGACTGGCCCTCTGCCTTATAATGTAGAGTACCAGCTTCAGGCTCTAAAATGTAAGCCAAGGGCATTGGATTCAGACGAGCTGTCTGCTATCGAAAGTCTTAAGTCTATGGACGAAGTTATGCCTCGTCCAACTCCAGACGCTCAGAAAGAGCTTCTGGATAGGCTGAGAAATGCGCCTAGCAAAGAAGATACTGATAACGAAACCCTAGAAGAAGAGTTCAATATTGGATGATATTATTTACAGCAGACTGGCACATCAAACTGGGACAGAAAAATGTCCCAGCTTCTTGGGCATTAAATAGATATAATCTTTTATTTGAAAAAATACGAGAGCTAGAAAAGTCTTGCATTATGCACATCATTGGAGGCGACCTGTTTGACAGGTTGCCTACCATGGAAGAGTTAGAATTATATTTTTCTTTTGTTCGTGGAGTAAGTTGTCCTACCATCATATATGATGGCAATCATGAAGCTACTAAAAAAGGTAGGACTTTTTTCAGCCAATTAAAAAGAGCCACAAAAGATATAAACCCTCTAGTACGAGTTATAGATAATAGCTATGTTGACGAGGATTTAAATTTTTCTATCCTTCCTTATCGTGAACTTCACGCAAAAAATAGTATAGAAGCTTTTGATAGCTCTATGCCTATATTTACTCATGTTAGAG